GAGCCGTAGCCCATAGTGGGCTCGCCAAGGTTGCCATCGCCAAGCTGGTAGCCACCAGCACCATTAGAAATTGCCATGATAGTTTCCTTTTAAAAGAGTTTAGATGAGGGGCCGAAGCCCCCCTATACCGATTAGCCCCAGAGGCGAACGCCCATTTGAGGACGAATCACGCTGTAGCCATACAGCACATCGATACGGCAAGGCATACGGTCGTTGTTAATATCGTACTGACGCACGATACGCATCGAGATACCGTTATGCACCTGACGCGAGGCCATATCGACGCCTTGCGGCATCATCAGGTCGGCGGTAGCGAAAGTAATCGCATCTTTGTGATACACGAGGTTTTGCGGGTACTGAGTAGACGCAGCGCCTACGAACACCACAGCCTTGCTGTTACCCGGCAGGCTGTCCACGGTCGCCAGAGCGTTAGCCGCCGAGTAGATCGGCGCAACGGTCAGCGTGCCAGCGCCCGAACCGTTCAGCGTGACATCTGCCGTCACGACGAACTGGAACAGGGAGCCGGTGGACTCGCGGGTCTGCGGGTTCACAGCGTAGCAGTCCGCCACGGTGAAGACATCGCCGGTCTTGACGGTGGCGCTGGCGCCAGCGCCGGTGATGGCGATAGAAGTCGCGCCTTCCGTGGTTACTGCGGCGGAAGTCGTGCCGCCCGTAGCCGTGCGCGAGCCAACCGTAAACTGCTTGATCGACTGAGACATGTTGATTTCATCGAAACCAAGCACGCCCATACCCATCATGCCGTTCTTGAACTGGCGGCTGATCGTGTCGGTCGGATTGAACAGACCCTTCATGCCTTCCACCAGACCAGCGTTGGCGGCCGGGTTCACGGTCGCGTAGCGCGGGCTCATCACGGCAGCATTCTCGTTGAGCTTCTGCTGGGCTTGCAGCAGAACCAGCGAGGTGCTGGGCGTGGTGCCGGGGGTGCCGACGGAGTTGCCGATGGACTTGTAGCTGTTAGCCACGTCAGCGTCGATGCTGGAGGCTAGCTGACTGATACGAGGTTTCAGCACACGTTCTGCAAAGTCGTCCAATTGCAAGGTCAATTCGGCAGACGTGAAGTTCACGCCGATGTGCTTCTGGGAAGCAACAGTCAAGGTCGTATACTGCTCGTTGTCGCTTTGCACTTGCAGGGCCGCGCCGTCAGTGACCAAAGCGCGGTCGGGCAGACGGATACGGAGGGTGGAGCCAATCTTTGCACCTTCGACAGCAAAGCTGTCGTCATACTGGCGGTTCACGTTGCGGGTCAAGACAAGATTGTTCTCAAAGATTTCCAGAGCCTTGCGAGTAATCATGTCAATGGTAAGTAGGCTGTTAGCCATTACATTTCCTTTTCAAAAAGTTAGCGGAGTTTGTGTTGAGATTCCCATTTCCGAATCTGCCGTTGGCGCTCGGCTTCTATCCACTCCGATGTCGACAACTCCTTGATGGAGCGCGGATCGGTGGTGTCCAGAACCCTCGCGTTGCCGCCCCGGGGGGTGACAGGCGTAATCGGAGTTGGAGCACTCGACGATTTTTTTACAGGAGGATTGTCGGCCAACTTGGCCTCGATTCTCCCTATTTCTTTTGCTTGCAAAAAGGGCGACAACTTGGCGATGCGATCTGCCTCCTTCGGATTGGAACCAAGGTAATAAGCCACCTCAGGCCCAATCTCAGATGCTTGGATCGTTTCGGCCATCACTTGCGTAATCGGAAGACGCGGGTTGTACGCGACTTGTTCAAAGTCTTCGTACTTGGTGCGAATCTCCTCCTCACGTTCGTGGTAGCTTTCGAGTGTTTCGGCGTGCTGTCTTTCAGCTTCCCGCTTGGCAAGCAACTCGGCGGCCTTCCGTTCTGCCAGCGCTTCCGCGTAGGCTTCAGGAGACTCAAACTGTTCCTGCGTTGGGGGCGTAGCGGACAGATCAGGTGTTGCCACCTTCAGCTTCTGCTCTCGTTCCCATTTGCGTTGCTCTCTTGCAAGGCGTTTGCTGATCATTGCGTCGATCTCAGCCTGAGTGAATTTCTTCTCTTCAGTCTGTTGCTCGGCCGCTTGTTCAGCTACCTCCGGCGCGTTTTGTGCCTGATCCGGGGTGGCCGTCACCTCGGGGGCTGGCGCGGTTTCAACTTCCGCTAGGTTTTGTTGGACTTCTTCAGTCATCATTGTTTCCGTAGAAACCCCGGTCAACTGGGCCGGTACAGTTTTTATCTTACACCGGGTTGCCCCGGTGTCAAGACATTACAAATCAAGCTGTTTGTCGGTTGGTTTTTTCAAAACAGGGTGTTCCCATTTTTTGATGTATGGGCCTTTTCCATCACTATCGTCTTGAAGCAAAATTGTTCCACCGGGCAAAAATTCTGCATCGTCTAGTGTCGGATAAATACTTTTGATTTTTTCGTACAGTGTCATTATGCAGTCCTCACCAAAACGCCTTGGAAATAGGTTTCATGGTTCGATGCGGAATTGTCCAAAGAACCACCGCTGTTTTGAAGCGCGTACAACTCAACGTAATCAGTCGAGCCGTTCAGATACACAAGGCACGACCCATACATTTGAGTGTAATTCAAAGATGCAACAGGCAAAACACCTAAATCTTTGAACACTGAACCATTTTTGAATATCGACAAAAAGCGATTGCCTGCGCCAATTGGTTGGAATGTAGTACCACCGCTGATCTGGTAGTAACCCGCGACAGTGGGTTGAAAACGATAGTTGGTCGTTGAATCAAAACTGTTATTGGTATCGAATTCTTCAGCTTGCAATGCAATCTTTGTCCAAGTGCTGTTTGCCATTGTGACCGTGGCTGTGGCATAGGCACTGAATGCTGGGGCAAACGTGGACAACGCACTTACGGCAACTTTTTTCGTGGCACCGCTTTGCACCAAGGGAACTACTTCGGTTCCAGCAAGAGGCGTTGACGCTGCGGGGAGTGCTGATATTTTCGAATCTGCCATTTTCAAATTCCTTGGTTTAATCAGCAATCAACAGCGTCTGCAAACTCGGGCAGAGTTTTAAGATGCTCGTAGGCTTGCTTGATGAAGTTTGACCCGTCAAGATTGGGCTTGTAGTGATAAAACTTGGTTTTAACACCTTCTCCGATTTTTGTAGTTACCGTTGCCGTTACAGTTTCTTTATCACCAGACACGCTTTCCACTTTAATGTAGGCGTTGTGGAGATTGACGGTCACGCTTTGCGAAGAAAAGACACCGAACTCAGTTGAGACAGTTTCTTTTCCAGCAACCCGAAATGTTTTGGTAAGTGCCATTTTCTTTCTCCAATTAAGCCATGAGTGCCATCTCACGCCACACAGCAGGTGTTGCGTTGTAGAGCGACCAGTAAGTCGGTTGAGTGGTTGGGTCTTTGTTTGTGCTGTTTTGCAATGCAATGTAGACCTTACCGTCCGATGCTTTGACTTGCTCACCAGTCACGTAATTGTTACCACTTGACCACACTTCTTTCCAAGCTGCACCACTGGTGATCAACTTGATACCAGCGTAGTTGCCGGGTGGCGTCTGATACCAAATCTGCATCGGGGTCGAGAACTTGCCGACCACTGGGGTAGTGGCAAACAGATCAAGTCCAGCGTTGGTTTTGTTGCCTTCGTAGATGGCCGTGGTAGCAGTGACCATGTTCGGATCACTGGCGTATTGCCAAGTGTAATCATTGATGGCATCAACAGTGTTGTTCTTGAACATAAACGTCGTCCCGAACACGCCGCCACCAACAAAACCAATGCCGTTCGAGAACTTGGAAGAAATCTTGTTTGCCTCGATCAAGTAAGGCGAGTTGGCAAGACCGTTTGCACCGAACGGAATGTCGATGCCGTACGAAAATGCAGGGACAGTGACAGCGCAGTCAATGCGGTTGTTGTAAATCCGCATTGGAATGTCTGGCGTGTAAGACGACACAGATGCAGCGTTCGGGACGCTGACTGCAATCAGCACATTGCTGTAATTGGCATCACGATACGGGTCGGTATATGGCGACACGCTCGATGCTCCACCAGCATACGCGCCAGTGAACAGCATTGTGTTGTTTGTGAAGCTGAAGCCAGCAGTGCTGCCGTTCACGCCATCAAGTCTGGTATTGATAAACGTGTTGGAATCAATGTTGGTGACGCTCAACAGGTTCGGAGACACAACGCCAGTCTCATCGGCAAGTTCGTCGCCCTGCTCGTAGTGGAACGTGTTGCCGAACAAGAACAACTGACGATAGGCGAGGTTGCCTTCGTCTGTGGACGAGTCGGAAAACAGCACGGTGTTTCGTTGCTTGATCCAGTATCCACGCAGCGTCCCGTCTTGGAACACATGGTTGTTCTTCCAGATCACGTTCATGGCAGAGCGTTGCTGTGCCATGATGCTGGGACCGTGCTCGCAGTAGTTGCCCTCGATCAGCATGTTGGTCGAGCCTTCAGGCTCCAAGCCAACATCGTCAATAGTGGACAGCCAGTTGTTGGACACCACGAAACGGTCACCCATTGCCCACCAGATGCCTCCAGAAGCGCCATTGATGACGGTGTTGTTGGAGATCGTTGCACCAATCAAATAGCGAGTATTGGCAATGTCAGAACCACCAGAACCGGGATTACCGGGACCACCGTTGCCGTAAATGCCCCAATGAATATCGCTGATCCAGTTGTTCAGAATTTTGGCATTGTTGGTGTGGGTGAAGAAAATGCCGTCAATCGACATGCCCGGACCAGAACGCGTAGCTTTGGTTTTGGTTGAGTCGTAGCCAAAAACGTGGTTGTCCGAAATGAGCCAGTCTTGATTGAGAGCAGCAGGTCCACCGTTCATGGCAATGGTGTTGTATGTGGTCGCAGCATCAATCTGCTCAACATACAGCAAGCCACAACCGTAGCACTTGTTGTTGGTGACGGTGAGATTGTCGGTCCAACGGGCACGGACTAAGTAGGCAGTCTCGTCACCATCACACACGAAATTCAAACCGTTGACGGTGATATTCTGTTTCTTGTTTGTGCTAGGTGCAGTCAAGTCTTGGATCAAAAAGTCATAAATCGTGTAGTTGACTTGCTGACCAGACGAGTTGGTGAACACGAAATGTGTTTCATTTGTCGCCACAAATTCAAACTCGTTTGTTCCTGCAATCGGTGTATACGTTGCAATGATGCTCGGCGATGCAATAGTGCCGCTCATGCGATGCAACCGGTCAGGAGTGGTTCCAAAGTTCTGAACCAAACGGAAACTGACCTTGTACTTGTGACCGGTGACAATCGTGAATTCGTTGGATGTGGCAGAACCAGCACCGATGGCATCAAGCGCGTTGCCAGCGGTGAAGACGCAGCCAGCATCCGGCGCATTCAGAATGAATTGCTCGTAGTTGTCGCCACTGATGCCACCGTTTTGCCAAGTAGTCACAAGCTGACTGGGGGCAGAACCCATCACGTCGAACACAGAGGTTCGGTCAAGGGTCGGATGCAGCAGAATTTTTGATCCAACGCCAACGCCCTGAATGGAGACATTTGACGGCACGGTGAAGCAATATCCGTCCGTTTGACCAATCACGGGTGAATAATTGCCTTGTTCGGAGACAAGGTATTCACCTTCAGGAAAAAAGATTTCCTTTGCGCCTGAGTCAAGCGCAGTTTGAATGGCAGCACTGTCGTCCGTAACACCATCGCCAACAGCGCCAAAATCTTTGACACTGACGCGCTCACGCAACTTGCTTTGAACAGTTGTTGCAACCGCTCCAGTTTGCGAAGCGATAAACCCAACCAAACTTGAGCCGCTGGGAGAAGCCAACAGTGTGGCAATGTCCTCGTAAAACCCTTGTCCGCTGATGTTGTCATAAGTGCCAAGCAAAACATCGGTCGATGTCTTCAAGACAAACTTATACAACACGCCATTTGTCAACCAGACTTCTTGCGGGGTGCGACCAGCAGCATCAAGAACAATCGGGTTCGTATTTGCAACACTGCCGGACGAACTCGTATAGGTCGCACGAGGAGTGGTTGTGCCAGCGTCATAGGTGTACAGCAAACCCCCACTCAAAGGGTCGCCGTTGTTGTCAAAAAACTGCCACCCTGCGCCACCAAGCATTGAAAGGCTGACGGACATTGTTTACTCCAAAAGAATCAGGCCACCATCTTCTTGGACAAGATTTGCGCCTGATTCGGTAAGTAGATTGCTTTGGGCCACTTCACTGCTTCGACCACCAAACAGTGAAAGAATGCCACCAAGGCCGATGGCTACGGCATTGCGAAGATCGGGGCCGAAGAAGCTCATTGCTTGTTGATCGGCTTGCAGTACGCGGTGCCGTCGGTGCTGCCAATTCGCAACACGCTGACGCGCCAAGGGGCGCCAGAAGTGTTGATAGGCACAGCAAACGGCACTGGCGTAAACGAAGGGATCGGAGTGCTGGCATTTGTAGCCGTGACGCCTACACCGACCTCAACATAACAAGGTTGATCACACCACACCAACACACCTTGCGGGCCGGGAGTCCAAGCAGTCGTGTTGCCTGCGGTGGCGCCAGCAGTAGCAGTGTAAGCCGGAAAGGAAGTTTGATCGCAGGAGCGTAAAAGTTCCATAATAGTTCCTTATGCCAAAAATTTGAGTTTGTAGAGAGTTGAGAGATAAAGCCCCACAATCTCGTCAATAATGTTCTGCAAAGCGGTTTCGCTCTTGTCGCACAGCTCATACCGCGCTTTTTCTATCTCATCTACCTGATCTTGAAGAAATTCTACGATATTTGATGTTTTTCGGGCGTTCATCAAGGAAATCGGGCCAATCAGACCGTGTTTACCTTGATATGCCTCTGCAAATTTGTCCGCCAGGTCAATAATACCGTCGTAAAAAGTTCCCAAAGCCATGTGTTTGGAGAAACTACGGGTATTCAGATGCACCGAGTGCGCGACATCACGCCCCAAAAACATCATACCCACAAACTCAGCGCATTTCATACTTGTCCCCCTTGCGGCGCGACGTTGGGCATCGGAGCGGCCTCAATCTGGGGTGCTTCCATGCCTTCCTGTTGTGAACTTTCTTCAATCGGCCCGTTTGCACCCGAAGGCGGGATCAAATCTCCAACATCGTGAGCTGCGGCCATGGTTCCCATCACAATATCTTGAATCTGCTCCATGGTCATACCTGCCATAGTAGCCGAAATACGCTTGGTTTCGGCATCAAACGCCTTAACCTTGGCCTCGAACTCCTTGATTGCTACGTCCTTGGCTTCGATTGACTGATTGACGTTCATAAGCATCTGGTGCATCGCCTGCATCTCGCCTGCCATTGCCTCAATCTGCTTCTGAGCCGCCTGCAATGCAGGATCGTTGTCGGTATCAGCCAACAGTTTGGGGTCAATCGTCTTGCGAAGCCGCGCCGCCATCTCCTGAGCGCCCGGCCAATCCATGTTTTTGACGAACAGATCGCCGGCCACGGCCCACAGCGCCGGGTTGCCTTGCAGAATCTGGCTCATCGCGTCCATGGCCTCTTGACGCTTGGTCATGTAACTCGGGCCAGTGGTCACAACAACGTCGTAACGTCCCACGGATGGGTTGTAAATCTTGTCAATTACAACACCCGTCTGATCGACTATCTTCTTGACCGGCTCCGGTTGGGTCGGGTCAATCTTGACCATGTTGGTTTCGCCGTCGATGCCGATGATTCGGGCAATGCGCTGGGTATCGTAAATCTTGGGGATCAAGTCCACCAGTTGGCGTGTGACGTAGCGCACCGCACGAGCCAAATTGTCCACATAGTGATAGGTGCCTATCTCTGACTGGCGCTCGCGGGCCAAGATGGCCTTACCAGAGCGCTCGTTGGACACTTGGCCGAGGGACGCATCATACTGGCCTGTGGTCGTCTTAATGTCCTCAGAAGCCCCCATTTTGGCTTGTATGAGGCCCGTCT